CTTAGCTTTGAGTAAGTCAGCTAACGGTGCGCCCTTTAACTTCCATCTGGATATGTACTTAACCACATTACCTTCAAGCAATGACAACCCGTTCTTTTCTGCGTACTCAGCAGGTTGAATTAGCATCGACTTGTAATGATTACCGCCGGTCTGTCTGCTTAAGGCGCTAGTCGTTTCGCCCGTCTCGTCCGTTGTTTGGGTCTCGTCCTTCGTCACTCTCGGTACGCTTGCTGTCAGCATTCTCTTTCTCCTTCTCTGTTTGTTTCTGTTTTTCAAAAATTCTCGCCCAGTTTTCTCCGAACTCGTGCAAGGGTATGAAGTGAGGTCTGCGTTTACTTCCTTTACCATTCATTTATTTTCCCCCTGTTACGACGTTTTTCTTCTAGTTTTTGTTTTTCCCTGAAAGCTATCCATTCTTGCGCCTCTCGCCTTTTTTTTGCGTCTGCCCTTGCTGCACTCTTAGCGACAGCCATCGCATTTTGAATTATTATTTCTTCTCTATCCTCACCTGCCTCGTCACTGTGTGCGTAAGCTAAAGAAGCTGTTGACCACGTTCTAAGTTTTCGTAAGGCTTTCTGTTCTATTTGCCTAATTCTTTCGGGGTTTACCCCCACAATTTCTTTTATTTCGGCTAAAGTTTTGGGGGACTCACCCTCTAATCCAAAACGGGCATTAACTATTGTTCGTTCTCTGTCAGTTAGTTTTCCTACCGCTGCCGCCACAAGGTCTGCCGCATCGTCGTTGCTTAGTATTTGTAGCGGGTCAGTCCCACCGGCCAGTAAGTTACTAGAGGTTAATTCAGCCATGTTGGCTTCTATTGCACTGGAGTTAATTTGTAGAGGGTCGTTTATATGTTGTGGTGGGAAGAGGTCGTATACACTACAGGTAAAGAAATCACAAAGGATTTGTGTCGCCGCAGTTGTTTCCCCTTTTTTAGTAAAGGCCGGTACTTTTAAATTAAGTAGCTTACCTATAGCCGTTTGGGCTAACCCACTAGCTCTACTCAATTCAGCCGCATTGCTTAAGCCGTAAGACTGCATAAGCTTAAACAGGTAGTTGTTTTTTACTTTTACTTCTACTCTGTAGTCTTTCATTCGTAGCTACCTATTACATCTCCTGCATCTATCCAAACGCTAAGAGCTTCTAATATTTTTTCTTTTCTAGCTCGTAGCTTCTTAGCTTCAACTGCTCGTGCAGCCCGCAGCTTAGGCAGTTCCTTTAATTCTTGTTTCCATAAAGCGTGTTGCTTTTTCTTTTCTTCTTTCGTCAACTTAAATGTCGTCACCTCATGAGCAATTAGCTTTGCTATTCTCCCCGCAAGAGTAGGCTGTTTTAACCCTTTGGTGTTCTCTTCTATTTCAGCATCTATTTCTTCTATAAGCTGAAGTAAATCTTGTTTAGTTGTCATATCTTTGTATCCCTTGTAGTTAAGGCCCGTAGCGTGGGCTAGCCGGTGTACGCAAAAAGCGGAGAACGTGCCTATAAGACTTTCTTTCTCTTTCGCACACTGCGGGTGTTTTTAGCCACCATCAACCTACCCACCGCCCGCTGAGGTATTGTTTAACACTCGCCGTAACTTCGGGCATAGCCTCCCTCACAATCCAGAGGTAAATCCAATGCCCATGTGGGGCGCACTTTCATAACTTTTTCTACAAACGCCATTGCTTCTTCGGCTTCCTCTTCGGGGGCTATACAGCCTATAGCGTCATGCACAGTCATCACTACTTTGTATTTCTTAGCTACCCGTAAAAGCTGCTCGCCAATGACAATACGAGCTAAGGCTTGGCAGACGTTCTCAATTACCTTACCCCCATATATCCTGTTGGGTATAACCGCACGACCCCTCCGTGTATCGTATACCATTTCTTGCTTGCCGTCTTCGTCTAACTGTTTCCGTAAGTTAGGGTACTTTATAAGTAATTTGTTAGGCATTTCAATACCTTGCGAGCCAAGGACTGAAAGTATACCTTTCAACCCCAGTGGAGAAGATTGCCCACGCATCATAGCTAGTAGAGCGTCATTAGCTTGATACCATAGAGCCGGAATCCTGCGGTAAGTCTTACGGTAAACGCGGATAATGCGTTCGCATTCTTTCAATTCAAGCTCCACACCGAAGTTCTTTAACTGCGCCTGAAACTTGTTAGGCCCCATTCCATACCCTGCACCTAGGATCGTAGTCTTACCAACAAACCTTTCGTCTTTAGTTATGTCTTCTGCGGGTTTGCCGTATATAGAGGAGGCCATAATCTTATAAACATCGTCTCCCCTGTCGAAAGCAACCACTAAATCTTGTTGTTGCGCTAACCAAGCAAGTGTTCGGGCTTCTATTTGGGAAAGGTCACAATCTATAAAGACATAGCCTTCGGGGGCGCACATTGCTTTCTTTAGTGCAGAGCCTCGGGGTAAGTTTTGCATATTTATCTTGTCGTCGCCGCCCCACCTGCCTGTGTGAGCAGCGTAATATCTCAGGGGTATAGGCAACAAACCTCGATTAGCTATAGAGATAAACCGCTCGGTGCGTGACTCTTCAATAGTAGACTTAGCCCCTAACCTAGCTGCCGCTAGTAACTGCACGTATTGGTTATCATGCTCAAGCAGCTCTCGGAACCCTTCGTCAGTCTTGGCAAAAGCAAAAGTCTCTTTGCCTGTTGTTGGGCTTATCTTCTTAGGTGCTTCAACCCCAAACTCCGCTAGCAGAGCGGCAAACTTTGCATTGCTGCGTAGGTCTTTCTCGTCGTGCACAACTTTTTCCATCAGTTCTTTCTTTCGCTGCTGTATGTCTTTGAGATGCTCCTCTAAAACATTCTTGTCCAGAACCAAAGCAGGTTCAGTAAACATCCGAACAGTAAGATCAATTAGGTCTAACTCAAACACTGAAAAACCAAACGCCAAAATTTTAAACAGTTTTGTGGTCAACTCTACATCTTGTATGCAATAGCCTCCGTAAGCTGCTAACTCAGAAGGAGAAAAGTCCAAACGTCTTTTACCTATTGCGCTATGGACTTCCGTTCCTTTCTCCCCTAACTGATAATATTCACTCAAGGCAGCTAAACTACCTCCGACTTCGACTGTGTGGATAGCGCGGGCCATTGAGAGCGTATCAGCTATCTTCTTAGGTCTAATATTAAACAACCAACTAAGCACCGCTAAATCAAACTTAGCGTTATGCGCGACTACGGCACTGTTAGCCCAGTCGAACTCATCTAAAAACTTTTGCGTGTTTGCTTTTGTGCCGCTAAACCAAACCGTTTCTTCTTGGTTACGTTTTACTGCTACACCTATAACTTCAAACCTAGAATCTCTAACGTACTCTTCAGTAGTTAACTTATTAAATCCATAGTCTTTTGCGTAGTAACTTTCAAAGTCTACAACTAAAATGTCCAAAGGCTTACGTTCCTTAAATGTCTTTTTTATGTAGGGGCGTACTATCATCAAGCAGGACAGCAAGAACCTCGGAGGTAAACGCATCGCCTTGTATTCTTTCAAATTCTTTCTTGAACTGAGCGCGTTGTGCGTCTGTAACAAAAGCAGACTTATTAGAGTCTAATATAACCTTAGCAAACTTTAGCCATTTGCTAGTATTGGCGAACTTAGCCCGATCAGAAAAAGTATTAAACTCCTCTGGGTGACTTTCAATCCTACGTAATAAAATTTCAACGCCCTTGTTCATTGGTTAAAACTTCCTCTAGCTCGTGTAAGTTGTATTCGTTTATGATTAGGGAGCTACCCCCAGAGGCGGTAATAGCTTCTAACTCACGTAACTGTAAAGCAGTAGGTTTGTTTTTGCCTGCCTTACATTCAATACCAATGAACGCACCGTTATGGCAAGCTACAACGTCAGGGATACCACTACGTCCCATGCCATAGGTAGCGGGGAAAAAGTAGTACGCGCCATGTTCCTTTAATAACGCAACGACTTTATTCTTTACTTTCTTTTCGGGGGTAAGAGCCATGCACGGAGTATGGTGGAGGGTTTTAACATTGTCAATAGCTTTTTCGCGAACAAAAAAATGCCACCCGAAGGTGGCAAGTGTACCAACACGACCTAACAATTGTTAGGTAGTAAACATCAATCTTGGTGGTCTGCTAAGTACTCCTCCTTCTCTCGCTTAAGCTCGGCAGGGTCTACGTAATCTTCTTCTAAAGTATCGAGGTAGCGTTCAAGGTCTACCATTACTGGGTCTTTATTTTCCATCTTGTGCCTCCACGTGTTGCTTGAGAGCCTCACGCATTGCGCGTGTGTAACTAGGCTGTTTTTTAAAATAATCTATAACGTACTGCGGTAAGCGCACGTTGACGTGTATTAGGTTCTTCTTAGGTGTACTCATTGTAATCTCCTGCTATATAGAAAAAGTCTTGTTGTTGGCGGTAACCTACGTCTCTAACAAACGTTTTGTCGTCCGTTAGCTTGAGCATACCTACCTTAGCCGCCAGTTTTTCGGGCAGTGTGCTTGCGTAGTGTGCGCCTACTTTATTTCCTTTCTGGTCTGTCGCTAGGCACATTCCATCTGAAACATAAAAGTAAAAGCCGTCTTCAGCGCTTGCCCTTGGTACAAGGCTATCCACCAAAGCATGGTCACTGTGCAACGAGGGTAGAGTATTGAGCAAGTCACCCTCCGCGTTGGATTGGTAGCTAAAACCGTACCTTACAGCTATGTCCTTATACTTATCAAAGTTATCCATAATGTGGTTAGTCAAAGACTTTACAAACGCACTAACAGGTTCTTGTTTTTCTTTTTGTTTACGGTGTTCCGAATGCATTGCCCTACGTGCTTCTTTCCTAAGCCTATCAGCCTTAGCCAAAGGGGTAGCAGGGCGAAAAAACTTATCGTAGTTTGCCGATAACTGATTAGCCTTACCACTAGCCATGTAACCCTTACGTACCATTATTCGCGTTATGGCGTGGTTGCTTAAGTGTATTTTTCCTTGGTGCATGTCTACACTTAGCGTCCCTATCTCTTCGGTTCCAGAGTAGACGGTCACGTTCTTTACTCGCAATACTTGGCGCGATATTTCTATGACCATGCGGTGGCTAAGGTTTAAATTTAATTTAGTCTCAATCAAATACGCCAATATCTCTGGCAGTTCGGCTTTTTCTGCGTCCTGAGCGTGCCACGGGTTATCAGCAACACTAAGTCTGTCGCGTGGGTATATCCTATCTAATGTTGTCATTTGCATTGTCATTCCCCTACCAGTCAAATTGGTCAAGTATGCTGTCAACACGCTTCTTCATATCGGAGCGCACGAACTCGTTCTCTTTAATATCATCTACGTCCGTACCTACTAGTACTAACTCAAGCTGCTGCCTAGCTTTATCTAGCTGCGGGTCGTTAGTTATATTCATGTGGTTAAGTAACTTGCATAGGTCTAAGGCGTTAGTCACAAAGGTCTCATGGAACCGTTTTGGTGTTCCGTTTAAGTCATCGACTTCTTGCAGCTTGCCGCTCATACCTGTAAGCATAGTGTGTAAATCTTCCCAAGGCTTACGCATAGCTTCCGCTACTTTCTGTTCCACAAAGTCATCGCAAGACTTACGCACGTTCTCTAAGTCCTCGGCGGGTACGTCCAAACAGAAGTGACCGCTTGAAGGTATAGGGCTTACACTTAACGTCCATTTATACTTACTAGCTATATCGTTGACATCGGGGTAGTCCTCTTCCCGATACATACTGCCAAGATAATTCATAGCTGTTTGCTTTGCTGCTGCGTAGTTAGGTACAAAACGATTAACCATAGTTTTAAACGTGGTCTCTCTGCCGTTCATTTCTCCCTTGTAGGGAAGGAACAAGCTAGTAGGCAACAGCCTCGCACCTCGATCTTGCCAAGGCATTGTGTTCTGGTTGTTCCAAAGGCGGGAGCGTCCAACGTGTAGGTCTATGTCCTTAGCTAGAGTAGTGCCACACATCAAGTCCTTGTGTACCTTACCCGCCTTGGCGTCTGCGTTGTTAAGCAAATTGATACGTTCGGTCTGGCTCTTGTCCAAACGCTCTGTACCCCAGCTTGAAATGTTAAGTTGTACCAGTACTGCTCTGTCTGAAATGCTCATATCGTTCTCCGTTAGCTAACAATTGTTAGGTTGTGTTGGTTAAATATTTATGTAAGCCCTGCGTTCTACTTCGAGTATCGGGTCACTGTTCGCACTCTGGTCGTACACAATGTCTTCCATATCATCGCCTATCCGCAGGAACTCATAGTGAAATAGCGTCCCGCTTTCCGGTTCATACTCGTCTCTGAACATGGTGTCCCACTCGGAGAAGGCTCGCGTGTACACGTCAACCTCCTCGTACCCTTCGTACCATTTGACGCTATCAAACTCTAACATTAGGTAACGAAAGCCCTCCTCGAAGTGGTTGTTGTCCTCATGCACCTCGAACTGGTCGGGCAGGTTCTCGTCTACATACAGCTTAAGTGCAGCGAAATCCTCCTTGCGCTTCGGGTACATCACTATTGTTACATCGCTTCTGTAGCCCATTGTTAATCCTCCTGTGGTCTGCCTTTTAGTTTGCCCATACCGTACAGCTCATCGGTAATCATTTTGAAGCTCATTTCACCTAAGTCCCTAGGGGTAGTCTCGTACACATGGTACGACTGTTCCTTGCTACGCCAGTTGGTCTTATGCTCATACAATTCCGCACCTCGGGCGTGAATAAGTTTGACTATCTCCCCTGCGCTTTCAGCGTCCATCACAAACTTTTTGTCATCGAACTCGAATAAAACTTTCATGCTGCTTCCTCCAGATTAATTGTCTTACCCACAGGGGCAGTGATCTTGGTGTTGTTAGCGATAACCCAGAGTATCGGTGACTCCCAGTTACCCCAGTTGTTAATCTCACCATCAGTCAACATTATGATTGCGTCGGGTTTGATCTGCTTTTCTTTCAAGTATGCCGCTACGCAAGTTGGGTCAGTACCACCCCCACCATGCACTTGCTTTATGCTCGGTGCGTATTGGAAAGTGTCGGCGGTAAACTCCTCGTGAGAACCCACCGCCCCATCCCAATCGATCAGGTGTATCTTCTCTATGCGTAACGCCTTAGCTATAGCTACCATCTCACTGGTTACCTTAGTTAGCCTGTCACCAAAGTGCATAGACCCAGACGCATCTCGGGTAAACACTAGCTCTGTAATGCTCTCCGATATTAGCGTGGGCATAATTATCCCTTGGTGTAAGAACCTGCGGTTCGGTCTACGCCATGAACTCTCTTGCTTTGCGGTACAGGTTGAACTTGCGAACTCTTGTAGCTGTTGCTTCCAATTCACCTTGCTTACCACTAGCTCGTTAAGCCCAAGCAGATCACTGCCCGCACCAGTACCGACACCCATCTTCTTCGCTGCCATCTGTCCCTGCCGTATGGCTTGCTTGATGTCATTCCCTAGCTTCTTAACTTCCTCCTCTGACATCTCGCTAGCACCTTCCCAATCGTGGTCATCGAAACTTTCATCACCACCACCACCTTCACCCCCACCTTCACCACCTTCACCATTTTCACCTTGATCGGGGTTATCTTCCTGCTCTTGCTTCAGGTCTTTGATGATCTGCAACACCGTCCACCCGTCATACTTAACGTCGTATAAGCCTACTTGCTTACCGTTTAAGTAAGGCATAGCCACTAGCTCTTCGTTGGGATCAGCTTTCTTGATCCTGTTGTTATTCCAGTAATCGAGAGCAATGTTGACCAGCTTGTGTCCGTATATCTCCACTAGCTTCTTATAGGTAATTAGATGCCGACCCGCTTTGTGCATATTCTCGTGGATGATAATGAAGCCCACCATCTTCTCGGTG